AATCGCTTATCATAAACATCACGAGGAATCTCGTTGATTTCGTCCATTGTGATATCCATGATATTGGCATCAATACGACGACCAATTTCTTCTTCGGCCATCTCCATAGTAATGTATAGAACATTTTTACCATACATTAAATGGTTGGCAGCCATGTGACATTTCAATAATGATTTACCACCCCCAGTAGTAGCAAGTAATACTGTCATTGATTTACGAGGTAAGCCACCTTTGGTAATCTTGTTTAAGATATCAATATCAAAGGGAATACGTTCTTCTTTTCTGTGGTAATGTTCATAACGATCATCACCATCTTCAAGGTAGTCGTGACCAACACTTGAGTCAAAGCTAATACCAAGACTATCTGATAACAGTTTTGGTATGCTGCCTTTATCAATCTCACCTTCTTCACCATCAAGTATCAGAATAGATTTACGAATACTATTGTACAAGTCTTTGTCTTGGCAGAACTTTTCAGTCTCGTCAAGTAAGAACTGTTGATTGGTCGTATCGTCTGTTGAGAGCGTTTCAAGCAACGATTGAATGTTGGTATAAGTGTCTTCGTTAAGATCCTTACGTTTTTCAATCGACAAACGCAGAGCCTCTATGGTGGGAGGCTCCTTGTATTGCTCTACATACTCGGTAACAGTATTGAAGATTTTACGATAAGACATGTCTTCAAAGTAATCATCTTTGAGATAAGGATAAACCTTTCGGCTGTATTCCTCATTCAGTATCAGATTCGATAAGATCGTCTTCTCTATCATCTTCGGCAGTCCCCATTTCTAGTGTAGTTAATTTAAATTTCTTTTCAACATAGTCATTAAACTTAGGATCAGCGATAAGGCCTTCAAAGAAAGGAACATCAGCTTCAATATCTTTTAGTCTACGTTTTGGTTCAATTACTTCACCAGTTTTTTGGTCAACTACATTGTACCACCCTTGGTTAGCTTTGCATAAGTGTCCAGATTCAAGTGCTAGTTCAAATAGACTTGAATATTTCTGAATACCTGTATCATACAATACTGTAAATGGTAGTTTAGCTTTTTCTTTAACGTACCTAGACTTCTCAATATTAATTGTGAACTTAAACCCTTTAAGGTCAGTACCTTCTTTCTGCTGAGATTTAGATATAATAAAGATCTGATTGGCTGAATAGTAAAGACCAGTACCACCTGAAACGATGTTCTTGGGGAACAGACCAATTTCTTTATAGGTATGGTTAACAGCTACCATTGGAATATCTTTACCAGTTAGCTTAGGTGTAATAATTCTAAATAGTGACTTAAGCTGTTTTGCTCTTGTCATATCAGCAACTGATCTCTCATCTAGAGCATCTTGGACTTCTTTACGAGAGGCCAAGTTACCAATAGAGTCGATCATAATAAAGACTTTATCTCCTTTGTCAATCTCGTCTAGTCGTTTAGTAGCGTCAAACTTAAGTTGCTCTACGTCTTCGATTGGAACGTGAATAACACGGTCGGTATCAATGCTATAACTTTCTAAGTATTCTGGAGTAATACCATACTCTGAATCATATAAGATAGCAATACCTTCTGGATATTTTTGTAAATAAGCTTTCATGCAGTAGAGGCCAAGTAAAGTTTTAAAACTCTTTGATTCACCTGCTACTATAGTCAAGCCTGGTAGTAAACCACCTTTAAGTGAGCCGCAGAAAGCGATATTCACAATTGGTAGTTCGGTTTGTATCGGATCTTTAACATTAAAGAACGACGATTTTGATAAGATGGAAGATCCTTTGACAGACCCCGCCTTAAGCATTTTGTCTAATAGACTCATAATTTATTCTCCACTTAGAATTTGATGTAACTGATCTGCAAAAGCGTCAAGTTTCTCGTAACGGTTAGGCCAGTAGATATAATCTTTTTCTGGGTTAGCCTTGAGATTGTTTAACAACGGAATTACAGCTTCGTACATGATTTGAGCTTTGGCAGATGCACTTTCAGCTGTTGCTGATGAAGCCTCTACTTGAGCTTTACTTTCTTGTACTACTGATAACTCATCTTCTGTCATGGCTGTAAAGCCAAAATCAAAATTGGTCATGTCTATTGTTTGTTTAGTTGACATACTTTCTCCTGTAAATGTGGGGCCCTTGCGAACCCCACTCTAGATTAGCCTCGGGCGAGATCTTTAAAGATTGCAAGATCGTCGTCGTCATCATCAACAGATGCATTATTACTTTCTGCTACATCAGGAGTCGCAGGTGATGCTTCTCTAATTGAGCTTGAAATATCAAGATCATCTGATTCTTTAGTAGTAGTTTGGTAAGGTGACTCTGCAGACACTTCAGGTGTTTCAGCCGCAAGGTCCAATACTCTAAAGAGCTTGGTCTTAAGGTCTGTGTAAGGTTTGAAGTTGCCTTCTTCAACAAGAGACTGTAGTGAATGCTGTTGCGTCCATACAGTTTCCATTGCGTCATCATCATCTAATAGCGGAGATGGTGCATCAAATTCAGATTTATCGTAGTTTGGGTAACCCTCAAACTGACGGATTTTTAATCTAAAGTTAGCGCCTTCCCATAGGTCAAACGGATTCACTGGATTTTCATCTTCAAAAGTTGGATTCATTAAATCATTCAACTTATCAAAGATTTTCTTACCAAATGAGTACATGAAGACTTTGCCTTCATTATCCGGATTGCTAGGGTCTTTAACAATATACACGTTAGAAGTATACTTCAGTCTGCGTTTTTGTTTACGAGCTTGGTCTTTATCAGCATCAACCCCAGAATTCCACAATTTACCGTTAAATTCAGATACAGGGTCGTCTTGGCCAAGAGTGGTCAAGCTGTTTTCAATATACCATAGACCAGTAGGGCCTTGAAAGCCATGATCCCAAACTCTTACGAAAGGCATTTCTTCACCTTCGGTAGCTGGTAGGAAACGAATAATTGCAAAGCCATTGCCAGCTTTATCTCTTGTTGGTTTCCAGACTTTCCCTGCGTTAGGGTCTTGGTATGATTTAGATGAAATCTTATCGAGCTGAGCATTCAGTGATTCTAGAGATTTCGAACGATTCTTCTTTAGCGAAGCAAAGTTAGTAGGTGCCATAGTTGTTTCTCCTTTAATATAGCGTTATATTTGCGTAGTATTACACATCGAAGTGGACACGTATTATGTCCTTAAACTTCTTTTCATCATATAACAAGAAAGGTTTATACTTTCTTGATAGTCTTATTATATCACGTGAAATAATTTTGTCAACTACTTTATCATTCCAATACTCAAAAATATTGGCAGCATGAGTCAGAATAGTGAAGGTCTCTAATGAAATCTTCTTCTGACAATACTGTGTCATAATATACGGATGTTGACCATCACGTGATATAAAGTTTTGCTGATAGTCATCTTTAAGATGTTTCAGCTCGGATTTAAAAGTATAAGTCAATGACTCAATCTTTTTCCTCCAATCGTTATATCTGTGTTCGGCTTCGCTGTCTAGCATCTGCCTTATCCAGATATTTGGATTATTTATAAAATTTGCCAACATATAGTTGACTGTATCTTCTTTTTTCGATAGCTTCAAAAAGAAGTATGCATCATTACGAGTACGAAATTTGTCCATTGATGCTCTGATCTTTCCATTGTACTTTATGTAATCATAAGCGTCACTCTGAAAATGTTTCTTCAGCGCTAAGTAATTTACGTAAGTTTCAAAGCCTTCATCATTTATCATTACATAGGTCGTCTAGGTTTGCTTTTTCTTCATCAACCTTTACCATCCTTAGGCCGATAGCTTCTGTTCTAATCTTCTCACGAAGTATTGAACTCTTCTTTACGATTTGCGCAATGGTTTCTATTTCGTAGTTATTCTTCTCAGCGAAATCTACTAGTGCTTCAATATATGGAACACCTCTAGATAGTTGTCTTGAGATCTCATGGTGTATCTTGTCTGGCGTCAATGCGACAACTGCCATGTTTGAATCTCCTGTTTGCTTTTTTGTCATAATATACCTTTATTATATACCATATTGGGCCATTTGTCAACCTTTATTTTCGGTAATTGTGAATAAAGAATGGGTTGAATAATCATACCCAACCCATATATTATAACACAGTTTGCTGCGTTTGTCAACAGTTATTTTAGTTTTGTTCTACGAAAGCGTAAAGTTCTGTGGCAGTAGCAATAATCTCACTAGCTTTTAACTGCTTAGCTGGAACTGTTTTGGTTGCTTCTGGGTTGCTGTCATTGTGTGAATGAACAGAGTTGACTTTCCTATCTATGTTGCGCTCTAGTAATTCTTGAGCTTGCACTAATAGGTTTGCTCGGATTTCATATCCGGATGTTGTTGATACGTTTGACATATTATCTCCTTGTGTATATATGTGTGTAATAGGTACAGGAAACCCCGTACCTTAGAATATATATTATATCACAATTTGATGTGTTTGTCAACTACTTTATGACTTCAAACAGAACATTATTCACATATTGATC